TGTATCAAAAAAAGTATAATTCCAATCAGATGTATCATGGTAATTAAATGTTTTATCATGTGGAGCACCAATATGTTGGTCAGGTACAAACTTTAATTCAGGATAAGCTAAAGCCATTTTTTTAAATACATTTCTTTTTATCAACATAAAACCTGTGGCTCCGTCTAATACTTCTATAAATCCTTTTCTTACCTCAATGTTTTTAGGATTAACCACGTTTAAATTATATTGTAAAGCAGTAGCTAATAAAGCATCTTCAGATATATCAGGGTTCTCTGATACTTTTATTTTTACTTTACCCCAATCAATTGTTTTTCTTGGATATACACCCGTAACAATCTCTTCATCTAAATCTATCATTCTCATGACGGTGTTGGGATCAAAAGATATATCGGCATCTATAAACAAAAGATGAGTATATTGCTCATCATCCATAAATAATTGCACCAATGTATTTCTAGCTCTTGTAATTAAAGACTCGTTACCGATTGTTCCAAATTGTAATTCAACTTTATTTGTTGCCGCGACTGCAGTAAGTTGCATGCAACTTTTAAAATAGTCTGCTGTTATCATCCCACCGTAGCAGGGTGTTCCTATAAATAATTTAGTTTGCATCTCTATAAAAAATATTAAGTGTGTATCTATTAGAGCTGTCTCCAAAAGATTGTAAATCTGAATGCGATATTTTTGAACCATTAAAAAATAAAGCTCTGTTTTCTACAAAACCTATGTGTGATGCTAATTGATTATTATGCATAAAACCTGTGCCGTTGTTAAGAAGAGGTTCTCCTTTAACAAACAAAAGAAAGTTAGCAACATTACCTTTATCATCATCAGTGTGAAATAAAGGTTCTTTTTTATTTTCTCGTAGATGTGCACTTACAGATATAGGTTCAAGATTTCTGTGTGGAAAAAAATATTGTTTAATTAATTTAAGTAACGGATCACTATGAATACTTTTATTAAAAGTGTGTCGCATACCATATAATTGACCTTCAGGGTTTTTTACCTCATAATATTCTAGTTTTGTTACAGTTTCTTGTAATGATTTCAATGTGTCTTCATCTAAAAAATTATCAACATACATAACAAATTTTGTATTTTTATTGTGTTGCATGACTCACCATTAAATATTCTATTTTCTTTATCCAACCTTTTGGAATAGCGATAGCGCCACCACCTGACACTTCATCCTTGTCTTTACTATAAGAACGCATGATAATTATTTTTTCAGGGCCATTATGAACCATCCATCCTACCTCTTGGCACACGGCCAACGGAGCATCAACAACATCTTTTATATCAAGCCAACCTGTCTCTGTATCACGGGCATCTAACCACGTCACACGGACCATGGGTACTTTGTCAATGTTCATTCGTTAATGGGTTCTTTTTTCTTTAAATGTAAATTAAAAGATACTGATCTTCTCTCCTCGTTCTCTGTTCTAAATGGATATACCCCGTGTGATAACCACGCAGGAAAAAGATATATTGCACCAACTTCTGGTGTAGCTTGATGTTTATGACCACTAAAAGTTGCAGCTTGGCCACAATGCCAAATTATATCTCCTACACAAGGATAATGATCTTCTCTTGCGTACTCTTCTGGTAAACTTGGAGGCACGCGTAAGTAAACAACACCTGACAACTCTCCTTGATGAATATGAAGAGGATTAAAATCTCCTGACCATTGGCTCACGGCCCACATTGATTCGATAACCATTGAACCTACGAATGCAGGTGATATGGTATCACTAGCTGGAGGTATGGATATGTATTGTTTTACAATTTGACCGATAGCATCTATTATGGGTTTAAATTTTTTACTCTCTAAATCCTCCATAGGGTATCTAACCTCTTGTTTAACATTACCAGCTAAATTGGAGGAGTGATCATATTCTTTAGCTAATTTTTCATCATTAAATAACTCTGACGCTCTATCATCTAACACTTTAATCATACTATCAGGTAGTTTACCCTGTAATATAGTAGGACCAAAAGGTCTTACAGCGTGAAAATCTACTTTAGTCGACATGCGTTTCCTTTCTCTGCATAATTATCTATTGTCATATAGCAACTTTTTGCCTATAAATATACATTTAAATAGGCTTAATTACAAGGCCAGCCTCCTTGCATTTCAATAACATAAATTGCAATTAGGAGATTATGCTTAAAAAGTTACGTAAAATGGTGGCGAAAGCGCTACCAGGAGATTCAGAAAAATATTTAGGGACAGTCCTTGCTCTTGCAACAGGTAATCCTTTATTTGCAGGTAT